ATCGTTTTTTCACACCCGCGAAATTAAAAATCCAGGAGTTGCGCGATGGGAGGCACCGCCACGGTCGCCGGCCGTGGTCGCAAACCCAAGCCGACGGCAAAGAAAATGCTCGCCGGAAATCCTGGCAAGCGAGCGCTCAACAAGGCCGAGCCAGAGTTTTCAAAGATCACAAATGTCGATCCGCCTGAGTGGCTGAGTGACCGCGCTGCCCAGATGTGGCGCATGGTTGTGCCCGAGTTGCTGCGCGAAAACGTCGTGGCGATTACCGATTTGCACAACGTTGAAGCGTTCTGCGTTGCGTATGACAACTGGCGAATGGCCCAAGAATCAGTCAGGCAACACGGAATCGTGGTGGCAGGAGCCCAGGGTGGCCCGATAAAGAACCCTGCACTTACCGCGGCCAACGAAACAATGCGTCAAATAGTGACGTTCGGTTCGATGCTAGGGCTCGATCCGGCCAGCCGGACACGCCTGATCGGCGGCAACAAGGGGAAAGAAACAAATGAATTTGCCCAACTACTGAGATCCTAAATGGCCAAGTCCGCTCACGCCAACGTCGACAAGGCGATGGCGTGGGGAAGGTCTGTGTTGCGCGGCAAGGTTCCGGCCTGCCGATACATTCACCAAGCGGTGCAGCGCCACTTCGACGATGTGGCTGCCAGCCGCAAGCGGGCATTCCGCTTCAAGTTTGATCCGGCGAAGGCGGAGAAGAAGCTCAAGCTGATTCAACTCCTACCGCACACCAAGGGCGAGTGGGCGTTCAAGCGACAGCTTATTACCCTCGAGGGCTGGCAGTTGTTCGGCCTGGCGGTGACGTTCGGGTGGGTCAAGAAGAAGGGCGGTCACCGCCGGTTCCGCGAAAGCTACTGGGAAGTGCCGCGCAAGAACGGCAAATCCGTGGTCGCCGGCGGAGTAGGCATCAGCATGTTCGTGGCCGACGGTGAGTTCGGTGCCGAGGTGTACTCGGGTGCGACCACAGAGAAACAGGCCTGGGAAGTATTCCGCCCGGCGAAGCTGATGGTCACCAAATCGCCAATGCTGGTGCAGGCCGCCGGCATCGAGGTGAATGCCTCGAACATGAACATCCCTTCTGACTTCAGTCGCTTCGAGCCGCTGATCGGCAACCCAGGCGATGGTGCGTCACCAAGTTGCGCCATCGTCGATGAATACCACGAGCACCCAACATCAGCCCAGTACGACACCATGCTCACCGGCATGGGGGCAAGGCGGCAGCCGTTGATGTTCATCATCACTACTGCGGGCGCAGACATCGAGGGGCCGTGCTACGACAAGCGGCGCCAAGTCATAGAGATGCTCGAAGGCACCGTGCCCGACGAGGAGCTATTCGGCTGGATCTGGACGCTGGATGAGGGCGATGACTGGACCGACCCGAAGATGTTGGCCAAGGCCAACCCGAACCACGGGGTGTCGGTGTTCCAGGAGTATCTGGAGAGCCAGCAGGCCCGGGCGATTCGCTCGGCTAGATTCACCAACACCTTCAAGACAAAACACCTGAACCTATGGGTTAGCGCCAAGTCCGGCTTCTACAACATGGAAAGCTGGAAAGCCTGCGAAGACGCCACGCTGAGCCTAGAGCAGTTTGAGGGCCAAGAGTGGAACGCGGGCTTCGACCTGGCGCGCAAGCTCGATATGAACTCCAGGGCCAGGCTTTTTTGGCGCGTCATTGATGGGCGCATCCATTACTACAGCGTGGCCCCGAAGTTCTGGGTTCCCTACGACACCGCATTCAATACCGATAACAAGAGGATGTCTGAACGGTTTCAGGCATGGATTCACTCCGGGCACCTGGAAGTAACTGATGGGGCCGAGGTCGACTACCGAGAGATCTTGGAGGATACGAAAGAGGCAAATCATCAGGCTCCTTTGCGGGAGTCGCCAATCGACCCATTTGGTGCCACTGGATTGAGTCACGATCTGGATGATGAGGGTTTCAACCCAATTACCACCACCCAGAACTACACCAACATGTCGGACCCAATGAAAGAGCTGGAAGCCGCTATTGAGTCTGGGCGGTTCCATCACGACGGCAACCCGATCATGACCTGGTGCATCGGTAACGTCATTGGGAAAAACCTTCCAGGTAACGATGACGTGGTGCGCCCGATCAAGCAGGGCGACGACAACAAAATTGACGGGGCTGTGGCGTTGATCATGGCGATCGGTCGCGTTCTCGCGAACCTGCACCCAGACGACACCCTTTCTGACCATATCTCCAAGCACGGAATTCGAACCCTATGACCGAAGAAATCAAGCCGCCAAAGCTGGAGGCGCTGAAAGAGGCAGCCCCCGATCTCGTCGGCGTCCTTGGTTTGGCATTGCTGACCCGTGGTCTTTGGTCCTGGATGGGTGAGCCGCTGGCGTTGACTGTCTGTGGTGCGCTGTTAATCACCTTGTCAGTGGCCTCTATTATTCGAGGGGACCGCTGATGCTTCGCGCAATGCTTGGAAGGAAGAGTGGAACCCAGGTCGTTGATACGCCAGAAAAGCTGGCTCAGGCGCTGGGTGCGGGCTACGAAAGCAATGCCGGCCAGCGCGTAACAACTACCAGCGCCATGCAGCAACTGGTTGTATTCAACTGCGTTCGGGTGTTGGCCGAGTCAATGGGGATGCTGCCTTGTCGGCTACTTAAGCAGATTGGTCGAGTTCGATTGCCCGCAACGACACATCGGCTCTACCCACTCATTACTATGGCGCCAAATAGCTACATGACCGCCCAAGAGTTCTGGGAGATGTTGGTGGCGTGTCTGTGTCTTCGTGGCAACTTCTATGCCTACAAGGTGATGGCGCTGGGTAACGTGGTTGAACTATTGCCGCTCAGCCCTGACATCGTCACGCCAAAACTCAAAGATGACTGGACGGTTGAATACACCGTCAACTTTAAGTCGGGGACACGGACGCTGACCCAGGATGAGCTGTGGCATGTGCGGCTATTCACGCTTGACGGGCTCAACGGGTTAAACCCAATTGCCTATGCGCGCCAAGCGCTGGGCCTGGGCCAGGCAATGGATGCTCACGCCGCCAAGCTCTTCACGAATGGTGCCGTTACCAGCGGTGTTTTGCGCACTGAGCAGCAGCTCACCGACGAAGCATTTGCGCGGCTCAAGGCGGACTTTCAGGGCGAGCACATGGGTGTGGCCAACGCCTATAAGCCAATGATCCTGGAGATGGGGCTGGATTGGAAGCCGATCAGCCTTAACGCCCAGGATACCCAGTTCATTGAATCCAAAAAGCTGACAGAAGCGCAGATCTGCGGCTTGTTCCGTGTGCCGCCGCACCTGGTTGCCAGCATGGAGAAGATGACGCTCAACAACATTGAGCACATGGGCATGAGCTTCGTGAACTACTCGCTGGTTCCGATCATGACTCGCATCGAGCACCGCATCCAAGTCGGTCTGCTCAACGAGAAAGACCGACTTACCCATTACGCCAAGTTCAACGCGGGAGCGCTGATGCGCGGTGATCTGAAGGGCCGATACGAATCCTACGGCAAGGGCATCCAGTGGGGGATCTTGAGTCCCAACGACTGCCGCGAACTGGAAGATGAGAATCCTCGCGAAGGCGGCGACATCTACCTCACCCCAATGAACATGACCACCAATCCAGAGGCTGTCGACAATGCAGACAAAACAGCGCCTTGACGTGCCGCTGACCATTAAGCAGGTCAGTGACAACGGCGAGTTCGAAGGCTACGGGTCGGTGTTCGGCGTCGTTGACAGTTACAGCGATGTTGTTGTGCGCGGCGCATTCACCTCAAGCCTGTCCAGATGGAAAGAGAAAGGCCGCCTGCCGGCGATGCTCTGGCAGCACCAAATGAGCGAGCCTATCGGCATCTACACCGAGATGCGCGAGGACGACGTTGGCCTGTACGTCAAAGGCCGGCTTCTGATTGAAGCTGATCCACTGGCCAAGCGCGCGCACGGGCATATGAAGGCGGGAAGCCTTACCGGGCTATCCATCGGCTACATGCTCGAAGACGGTGGTTACGAATACGACAAGGAAAAGGGCATCTGGCTGCTGAAGGCTATCGACCTCTGGGAGGTCTCCCCGGTCACCTTCCCGGCCAACGACGAGGCCCGGATCACTGATGTGAAATCTCTGCTGGCCCGCGGCGAATCACCGCCGCCCAGCAAAGTGGAGCGAGCCCTTCGAGAGGTTGGGTTTTCTGGCTCCCAGGCCAAGGCCTTTATGGCCAAGGGCTACGGCGCAGTTTCACCGCGAGAGGCGGATGCCGGCGAAACGCTGCAACCTTTTAAAAAACTTATTGACCGAATGTAAGGAGCCTCTCATGGCTGTTGAATTGAAAGACGTGGAACAAGTCGCTGAAGCCCTGGGCAAGAAGTTCGACGAGTTCAAGGAAAAGAACGACAAGCGCATCGACGGCCTGGAAGCCGAAAAGGGCAAGCTGTCCGGCCAGGTTGACACCCTCAACGAGAAGTTGAGTGAGCTGGATGAGCTGAAAAGCAATCTGGAAAAAGAACTATTGGCCCTCAAGCGCCCAGACGGTACCGGCACCAAGGCCGCCAGTGAGCACAAGACCGCATTCATGCAGTTCGTGCGCAAGGGCATCGAGACCGGTCTGGGCGAACTGCAGGCCAAGGCCTTGCAGGTAGGCGTTGATGCCGATGGCGGCTTTGCTGTTCCTGAAGAGCTGGATCGCAGCATCATCGAACTGCTGCGCGATACCTCGCCAATGCGCCAGGTATGCAACCAAATCACTGTTGGCAGCCCGGACTACAAGCGTTTGGTGAACCTGGGTGGTAACGGTGCTGGCTGGGTTGGTGAAACCGATCCACGCCCGGCAACCAATACCCCGAAGTTGGGTAACATCTCTGCCTTTATGGGCGAGCTGTACGCCAACCCACAAGCCACTCAGGCCAGCCTTGACGACATCTTTTTCGATGCTGAGGGTTGGCTGAATGGAGAAGTTGCCCGCGACTTCGCCGAGAAGGAAGGTAATGCTTTCCTGAAGGGTGATGGCGTCAACAAGCCAAAAGGCCTGTTGGCTTACGGCTTGGATTTGAAGGACGACGACGAGCGTGCTTTCGGCGTCCTGCAAAAGCTCGTCTCTGGCACCGCCGGGGCGATCACTGGCGACAGTTTGATCAACCTGATTCACACCCTCAAGGCGGGCTACCGTGCCAACGGCACCTGGATGATGGGCAACCTGACTGTTGCTTATGTCCGCAAGCTGAAGGACAGCGAGGGTAACTACCTCTGGCGTCCAGGCCTGGAAGCTGGTGCGCCGTCGGTCCTTCTGGGCTACGGGATCACCGAAAACGAAGATATGCCCGACGTTGCCGCCGATGCCAATGCAATTGCATTCGGTGACTTCAAGCGCGCCTACACCGTTGTCGACCGTATCGGCACCCGCGTGCTGCGCGACCCCTACACCAACAAGCCTTTTGTTGGCTTCTACACCACCAAGCGCGTCGGCGGCATGCTGGTCGACTCTCAGGCCGTGAAGATTCTCACCCTGAGCGCCGCTGCCTGAATGGGCGGGCGCCTACGGGCGCCCAGACTGCCGGAGGATTTATGCCGATCATTATTGTGAAAAAACCGTTCCCATTCTCTGCGGATGGCAACCATGTAGTTGAGGTTCCTGCCGGCGAGCAGGATGTCTCGGAGCGTTGCGCGCTGGTGGCGGTCGAGCACCTGGGCGTGGCGTCCTATCCCAATCAACTGGACTCCAATGGTCTGAAGCTGGATGGGCCGACCATTGCTGAGTTTTTAGCAGCCGGCTACATGGCGGCGAATTACCCGCCCGAGGGTTACGCATCGCGCAGCTCGCAGGAAGAAATCGACGCGGCGATCGATGCGCAGAAGGAAACCGATCCGCTCAAGATGAAGGTTCCCGATCTGAAGGCCTGGCTCACTGGCAAAGGGATCGAGTTCGATCCGTCCGCCAACAAGGAAGCCCTTCAGGCGCTGGTGACAAAGGGTGATTGATCTCCCCATCGTCAAGGCTCACTTACGGGTCGACCATGACGATGAGGACGCGCTGATTCAGGGCTACACGGATGCAGCCTTCAGTGCGTTTGAGACCTGGACCAATCGGACGCTTGTCGATCCGGAGGCGGCTTTGCCAGATCCAGTCG